TCTGCGTGTACAACATGGGGTGTGTTTCATAAAGACGAGAATGAGAGCGATGTAAACATCATTTTGCTCGATGCGTGGAAGGATAAGCTGGAGTTTCCTGAGTTAAAGGCTAAGGCCAAGGAAATGTACGATGAATGGCAGCCTGATTCCTGCATTATTGAGGCTAAAGCTGCTGGCGCGCCGTTGATATTTGAGTTGAGACGCATGGGTGTGTACGTTCAGGACTATACGCCGACGAGAGGTAACGATAAGTTTGTGCGTTTGAACAGCGTGACGGACTTATTTTCATCCGGTAAAGTGTGGGCACCCGAAACTCGGTGGGCAGACGAGGTTATCGAGGAGATGGCAAGGTTTCCGAACGCAGAACACGATGACTTGGTGGATAGTACGGTACAGGCATTGATGCGATTTCGGCAGGGCGGATTTTTGCGGCTTGATTCCGACGAAGAAGACGATCCAATCGAATTCCGTCGCAAGCGCGTTTACTACTAAGGACTAACATGGCGACAAATTTTGACAAATCTCTCTATCAGGCACCTTTAGGCATGGGTAGCACTGAAGCCGAACCAGATATTGAGATTGAAGATCCAGAGTCTGTATCTATAGGACTTGGGGACTTAGAGATTGAAATCGAGCCGGGTAAGGAAGAAGACGATGATTTTAACGTCAACCTAGCGGAGTTAATGGAAGACAATGAGCTTCAAGAGCTGGCTGGGGACTTGTTGTCTGACTTTGATGACGATATCGACGCCCGCAAGGACTGGATGCAGACGTATGTGGACGGCTTAGAACTACTGGGGATGAAGATTGAAGAACGATCAGAACCATGGGAAGGTGCATGTGGCGTTTATCATCCGCTGCTATCTGAGGCTCTTGTCAAATTCCAAGCCGAGACGGTTATGGAGACATTCCCAGCTGCGGGGCCAGTTAAAACTAAGATTATTGGTAAGGAAACACCTGAAAAGAAAGACGCTGCTGAACGTGTGCAAGACGACATGAACTATCAGCTGACCGAAGTCATGGTTGAGTACCGCCCAGAGCATGAACGTATGGCATGGGGTCTAGGTCTGTCAGGAAATGCGTTTAAGAAGGTCTACTTTGATCCTAGTCTTAATAGACAGGTAGCTTTATTCATCCCAGCCGAAGATGTGGTCGTTCCTTATGGCGCATCTAACTTGGAAACAGCTAACCGTATGACCCATGTCATGCGCAAAACCAAGAATGAACTGCGTAGGTTGATGGTTGCTGGCTTCTATAAGGATATAGACCTGCCGGAGCCACAGAATACTTTGGACGATGTAGAGAAGAAGATTGCGGAGCGTATGGGTTTCCGTGCTACGTCGGACGATAGGTACAAATTGCTGGAGATGCAGGTATATCTTGATTTACCTGGCTATGAAGACAAAGACGAGAAGGGTAAGAAGACTGGTATTGGTCTTCCATACATTGTAACTATCGAAAAAACTTCTCAAGAGATTTTAGCTATCAAAAGGAACTGGCATCCTGATGATGAAACCTGCCAGAAGAGGAATCACTTTGTTCACTACCCATATATACCAGGCTTTGGCTTCTATGCCTTTGGCCTTATCCATCTTATCGGTGCTTTTGCTAAGTCTGGTACTTCTATTATTAGGCAGCTTGTTGATGCTGGCACTTTATCGAACCTTCCTGGGGGTCTCAAGACTAAGGGAATGCGGGTCAAGGGAGATGACACTCCAATTTCTCCCGGCGAGTTCCGCGATGTGGACGTCGCGTCTGGAACCATTAGAGACAACATCCTCCCCCTCCCCTATAAAGAGCCAAGCCAAGTCCTCTTAGCGTTAATGAACCAGATTGTTGAAGAAGGCCGACGGTTTGCTGGCGCGGCAGATCTGAAGATTGCAGATATGTCTTCCAATTCACCAGTGGGCACAACACTGGCTATTCTTGAGAGAACATTAAAGGTAATGTCAGCAGTTCAGGCGCGTGTTCACTACGCGATGAAGCAAGAACTGAAATTACTGAAAGAAATTATTGCTGACTACACGCCGGACGAATATGACTACGAGCCGGTAGAAGGTTCGCGTCGTGCTAAGAAATCTGACTACGACAAAGTGGATGTAATTCCAGTCTCTGACCCTAATGCCGCAACTATGGCGCAAAAAGTAGTCCAGTATCAGGCTGTCATGCAGATGGCGCAGGCCAATCCACAGATATATGACTTGGTAGAGCTAAACCGCCAGATGTTGGAGGTCTTAGGTATCAAAAACATTGGCAAGCTGGTGCCAAACGCGGAAGACCAGAAGCCGAGAGATCCTGTGCAAGAGAACATGAACATCCTTAATGGCAAGCCAGTTAAAGCGTTCATTTATCAGGATCATCAAGCACATTTATCCGTACATCAATCTGCTATGCAGGATCCAAAAATCATGCAGATCGTGGGACAAAACCCCAAAGCGCAGATGATAGGTGCGGCAATGATGGCGCACATCAACGAGCATGTGGCGTTTGAATACCGTAAGCAGATAGAACAGCAACTTGGTATTCCTTTGCCAGAGATGGACAAAGAATTGCCGAAAGATATGGAAGTAGAAGTATCCCGCATGATGGCTATGGCAGGACAAAAACTGCTACAGAAGAGTCAAGCGGAAGCTGCACAAGCGCAGGCGCAACAGGCGGCCCAAGACCCGTTAGTTCAAATGCAGCAGCAGGAATTGCAACTCAAAGCTAAGGAAGTAGAACTGAAAGAGAAGAAGCTAGCTATGGATGCAACTGCCAAAGCAGATGAGATCGAGCTAGAAAGAGAACGTATCGAAGCCCAGAAGGAAATTGCTGGTATGCAGGTCGGCGCAAAAGTCGCTGCGGAGAAAGCAAGATTTGAGGGTGAGATGGAAATTAAAGGAGTGGAAATTGGTTCCAAAATAGCCAAAGACCAGATGGATATGCAGCAAACAAAATCTAAACAACCTACCAAAAAAGGTGATTGATTATGGATAAGGCGTTTGAAATTCTTATTCAACAAGTAAGAGAGAAGCGTCAGCAGATAGTTGAGGCAGTTTCAACCAACTGTGCCAAAGACTATTCTGAGTACCAAAGACTTTGCGGCGAGATTCGGGGTCTCTCGATTGCAGAGGGTTTTATATTAGACCTTGCAAAAACTATGGAGTTATCTGATGAGTGAAATCGCAATCGCCACCGAAGACGGCGAGGTATCAACTCTGCCACAAACAGCAGATGAGAAAGCGAAGCAATTACCGGAACCAACTGGGTATCACATCTTAGTAGGACTGCCGGACAAAGAAGAGAAATTCGATAGCGGCCTGTTAAAAGCAGACTCGACAATGTATACCGAACAGGTTTTAGCTACCGTATTTTTCGTAATTAAGATGGGGCCAGATTGCTACAAAGACGCAAAACGGTTTCCAAATGGCCCATGGTGTAAGGAAGGGGATTTTATTCTCGCCCGCCCTAACACTGGTACTCGCTTAAAGATTCATGGTCGTGAGTTCCGACTCATTAACGACGATGTGGTTGAAGCAGTTGTGGATGATCCTCGCGGAATATCTAGGGTTTAACAAAGGAGAAACAAATGGCTACAAACAAAATGGACGCGGAGGACTTTAAGTTCCCCGATGAGAAAGAAGAGGTATCTGCTGCGGCGGATGACTTTGAGATAGAGATTGAGGACGATACTCCAGCGGAGGATCGAGACCGGCAGCCTTTACCTAAAGATATAGTTGACGAGCTTGAGGATGATGAGCTTGAAGAATATAGCGAAGGTGTAAAGACTCGTCTAAAGCAGATGAAGAAAGTCTGGCACGACGAACGCCGCGAGAAAGAGCAGGCACTACGAGAGCAGCAAGAAGCTATTGCGTATGCCCAGCGGATGATGGAAGAGAACAAAGCTCTAAAAGGCAAGCTATCTGTAGGTGAGCAGACATTTGTCAGCACCTATAAAGGCGCTGCCGAGATGGAGTATGACAATGCTAAACGGGACTACAAAGAAGCCTATGACATGGGCGACGCTGATCGTTTACTGGACGCGCAAGAAAAGTTAAATCAAGCGCAGTTCAAATTGCAAAGAGTAAATGATTATGTTCCGTCTAGACAGGAAGAAGAAGTTAATGTACAACCCGCAACTAATACAGTACCTCGCCCTGACCAACGAGCGATTGCGTGGCAAGAGCGCAATGAATGGTTTGGTAAGGATGAGGAAATGACTAGCCTGGCTCTGGGGCTGCACCAAAAGCTAGTCGCTCAATATGGGACGTCATATCCGTCTACAGATGAGTATTGGAAAAAGGTCGACGACACAATGAAACGTCGATTCCCAGAACATTTTGGGGATAAGGAAGAGGAAGAAGCGCCACAAAAAGCGCAGAGATCCAAACCCGCTCCTGTCGTAGCCTCCGCTGATCGAAGCACACCCTCCAAAAAGGTGAGGCTCAAACAGTCGCAAGTCCTGATTGCAAAGAAATTAGGATTAACACCGGAGCAGTACGTCAGAGAAATGATGAAATTGGAGGCTTCAAATGGCTGAGAATAGAACACCCCGTAATGTAGAAACACGCGTCCAAGCGGAACGCCCTAAGCAGTGGAAACCCGCAGAGCTTCTGCCAGAACCAGATAAGCTCCCTGGATATGCGTATAGATGGATTCGTGTTGGGCTTCAAGGAAACGCTGATCCCCGTAACTACTCTGCCAAACTCAGAGAAGGTTGGGAACCAGTCAAGATTGAAGAGCAACCAGCATTTCAACTGCTAGTCGATGAGGATAGTCGTTTTAAGGACGGCATCGAAGTCGGCGGATTGTTACTTTGCAAGACTCCGCTAGAGTTTGTGGATCAACGTAATAACCACTATCTCAAGCAATCTGAAGATCAGATTAAGTCTGTGGATAACAATTTAATGCGACAAAACGACCCTCGTATGCCTCTGTTTAAGGAGTCGAAGTCTTCGACATCCAAGGGTGGCGGCAGTTAATTTTTTGGAGTAAACAATGGCTTATCCAACTGTATCTAAGCCCTATGGGCTACTGCCGGTCAATTTGATCGGTGGACAGGTGTATGCCGGTTCGACTCGTCTATTTAGCATTGCCAGCGGTTATAATGTTGACATGTTCTTTGGCGATCCAGTCAAACTAGCAGCAAATGGCACCCTTACTAAAGAAACGGGTACTACCACTGCAAACCCTGTCGGCATCTTTATGGGTTGTACTTACACAAACCCAAGCACCAAGCAGAAACTGTTCTATCAGAACTGGCCTGCTGGTACTGTAGCATCTGATGCGCAAGCGTATGTTGTTGACGATCCTGATGTTTTGTTCAAAGTTGCAGCAGTATCCAGCGGAACAACCGTAGCTTTTTACGGCCCAAGTTTCATTGGTGAAAATATTGCTTTGGTACAAAACGGTGGATCAAACAACACTGGTGATTCTTCTGTAGCTATCCTTGGTTCGTCCAATGCTGCTACTGCTTCGTTGCCAATACGTATTGTTGACATTGTTCCAGATACATCCAATGGCGCTAACGGCTATTGCGAATTTATCTGTAAATTCAATGCACCGTATGCGGTTACAACAATTGTTGTTAACTTGGCTGGAGCAAATACAGCTACAACCACAATGACCGGCGGGCATCAGTACCTCAACCCGACTGGCGTTTAAGGAGTAAGTCATGGCTATTTCACGCGCACAACTATTGAAAGAGCTGCTCCCCGGCCTGAACGCATTGTTCGGTTTGGAGTATGCACGCTACGGCGAAGAACACAAAGAGATCTACGAAACAGAGACCTCCGAGCGTTCGTTCGAAGAAGAAACAAAACTGTCTGGTTTCTCAGCCGCGCCAGTCAAAAACGAGGGCAGTGCCATTCGTTATGACAACGGTCAAGAAGCATGGACAGCACGATACAACCACGAAACTATTGCACTTGGTTTCTCGCTGACCGAAGAGGCTATCGAGGACAACTTGTACGACTCACTGTCGGCTCGTTACACCAAAGGCTTGGCTCGTGCTATGTCGTACACAAAGCAGGTCAAAGCTGCTGCCGTTATTAACAATGGCTTCTCCGCCAGCTACCCAGGTGGCGACGGTGTTGCTCTGTTCTCGACAGCGCATCCTTTGGTCTCAGGCGGTACTAACAGCAACACGCCAGCTACCCAAGCTGACTTGAATGAAACTTCGTTGGAAAACGCAGTTATTCAAATCGCCGCTTGGACAGATGAACGTGATCTGTTGATCGCTGCTAAACCACGCAAGCTGATTGTTCCATCAGCTCTCCAGTTTGTTGCTACTCGTCTGTTGGAAACCAGCCTCCGTGTTGGTACTAACGATAACGATATCAACGCTCTGAAGAACAACGGTTCGATTCCAGAAGGCTATACGATTAACCACTTTTTGACCGACAACAACGGCTGGTATTTGACTACAGACGTTCCAAACGGCATGAAGCATTTTATTCGTACACCTTTGTCGAACTCCATGGACGGGGACTTCGATACAGGGAATGTACGCTATAAGAGTCGTGAGCGTTACAGCTTTGGATGGAGCGATCCGCTCGGAATGTTTGGTTCACAAGGCGCATAAGCTAGTATTTATGCGGTATCTCAAGGGGGCTTCGGCCCCCTTGTTTTATTTTCAGTTTTAGTTTATGATTCCTCGTATCGTATATGGAGGAGATCATGGATTACAGCGAATACCCAAATAACCGCAAAGAAGCGCAAAAACTCAGCATTAAGTATTACTTCACTGGACAACCTTGCATTCGTGGGCATGTAGCTTTGCGCAAAACAAAAGGTGCGTGTGTTGAATGCGTAAGGGAAGATTGGGTCATAGACAATAAGAAGCGCAGCGAGAAGCCAAAGTCTGAAGCGTCCAAGGCTGCTGGAAGACGGTACTACGAGAAGAACAAAGAAGCTGTTAAAGCTAGGGCAAACGCTAGACCAGAGGAAGAAAGAAAGAGAGCTAAGTACGCGTATAAGATCAAAAATCCAGAAATATACAAAGCATTAACCAGTGTGCGTAAACGTCGGCACAGGAGCGCCAGCCCACCTTGGCTAACCAAAGAACATAAGCTGGCTATGCGGCAGCTCTACTTGCAGGCGATGGAGTTGACCAAGTTAACTGGCGAGCGGTATGTGGTGGATCACATAGTTCCACTGATATCAGAAGCTGTTTGTGGCCTGCATGTTCCATGGAATTTGAGGGTGATTACGCAGGATGAAAACCTTCGTAAATCAAATAAGCTAGAACCATAGAATTCCTCTTGCATTTCCGGACTCCTCATAGTATAAACCTATGAATTCCGGGTAATACCGGTGTGGCAGACAGTCCCGGCTGACTTCATGCAGACTGCCAACACCTAACCGCATGAGGGAAAATTTAAATGCCTATTTCAACCACCCAAAGTATTTGGCGCTCTGGCGGCGGTGACACGACCCGTCAAGCCTATTGTGGATCCGGCCTTATGGCTGCCACCTTTTTCAATGCTAACGTAGCTGTAACCAGTAATGCTGTAGTGGCTTCTGGTCAGACTGCCGAAGTTATTCTTCCAGCTAATGCTGTAGTAACAGCAGTTACTATTACTACTCCTATTACATCTGGCTCAATCAATATTGGTTATACGACTATCACTGGTGGTGTATCCGATCCAGCTTTCTACGCAAACACAACTGCTGCTACAAGCAACCGCGTTATTGTTGTTGGCGGCGTAGGTAACGGCGCTGGTCTTGGCACGGTAGCTAACGCAACTGTCAACACAGTATTGACAATTGAAAGCTCAAATTCAGGCGTAGGTTCCGTAGGTGGTTTCGTTACTTACTTTGTAGCTGACTATTTGTTCGGTCAACAGAACGTCTAATAGGGGGTCATTATGACCATGCAAACAGACGTTAAGTCGTACCACAACACAACATCTGGTGTTGCGTATAACGGGCGTACACGTTTAAAAGGGGTACTTATGTCCCCTTCTACGTCCGTGACGTTTAACACGGTATTTTGTGACAATACGAGCAAGACAGGGACATACAATGTACCTGGTAATGCTGTTTGTACAGTAACAATTGCTGACCACGGATTGTCAAACGGAAATAGAGTTTTTTTAGACTTTACTTCTGGTACATCACAAGATGATGCGTATACAGTCTCAAATGCAACAACAAGCACTTTTACTGTAACTGTAGCTTCAACTACTACTAACGGTAATGTGACAATGTATTCATCAATATTAGCTGAGTTTGATTCATCTAGTGGTACGGCGTACTACACATTAATTCCGGGCGAAGGCATTTTGGCTCCTAACGGTATCTATGTTGGTATTCCTAATGCGTCTATTACTACTACTATTTTTTACGGGTGATATTTAGCCATGATGCAATATGACGTAAAGTCTTATCATGCCAGCGCATCTGGTAATGCTGTGACTTACGCCGTTCGCCTGAAAGGTGTGACGGTGACGTCGGGTACTGTGTCTTCAAGAAACATGGTTGTTACTGATCCATCAGCAAAACTTGCTGGGACTTATAGTCAAACAACGACAACCATTACTGTTACAAGTGCGGGTCATGGTTTGACTGATGGTCAGCGGGTGTTTTTAGATTTTACGTCTGGTACAGCTAGAGATGGTTCGTATGCAATTACGTACATTAACGCAAATAGTT